TCCAGCATGTGCTCACCGACCCAGTTACCGCTGACCAGCGAGGCGATGGACCTACAGACGTACCCTGAACTCGATGTCGGAGTGATGGCCATCCTCAGGAACTCAGCTGTCACGTGACCCGTGCTCTGCTTCATCGGATTCATGCGGGCTCCAAAGTTCCGAACAGCGTTGATGATCTCACCCACTTCGAGAGCGTTCGGGACCGAGAGGTACACATCATCGCCGACGTGCATTGCATAGCACGAGTCGTACCTGCTCTCCCCGAGCGCCATTCGGATGTAGGCAGCATTGAGCACTGTGTTGAAGAATGTGGTCCCTCTATGGCCCGACATCAGCGTCCCTTTCGCGCGACCAACGCTCGCACCTCGTACGTAAATATGCTGCTGCGCGAGACTGCGACTGAGCACGTCGGCCCGTTCCGCGTCGTACCCTACGTACTTGGCTGTTTCCTCGAGGACTACCTGCATTGATTTCGTGCTATGCTGGGAGTTAAAGTCGTCATAGTCGAGCATTAGGTGTGACGACCCTTTGGGTGCGGACCTGACCCGTTGGGCTATCCCAGCATGTCCAATAGACCCTGGGTCCAGGATGGCCCTGTACGACTTCCAGGCTTTCTCGACAGGCCGCAAGAAGTGCTCGAACGACATGTACGACAGCGTGTCGCAGGCGAGTATCATGCGCGTTTTCCCGTGCTCGAGCTTCTCTGAGGCTGATACCAGAGTTGACCCGTCCCAGTCTGCATAGGGGCAGCCATCCACCTCCTCAGCGAACATACGTCTGTAGAACCTGTCCGACTTTGCCACACGAGCACGTAGGAGCTTTCTGTCGAGCAGGCCGCTGTGTGACCCGTTGACGCACCACGCCCATCGCGTGTCCCAGTGCTCTTCCAGTGTGTTGTACTGCACATCGCGCTCGCCGATTTCCTCTCGCAGGATTTTTGCCACTGTCAACCGCAGTCTATCCTCGTCAGCCTCTATTACGTGCCTGGCTACCCAGTCCGCATCACAGCGCTCTGCTGCCAGCGCCTCCAAGTCGACCCGACCCACCCCGCGGCCTTGGAGCACGTTATTTTCAGTCAGGACGGAACCGAAGTGGGTCGAGTTCGCACCCAACGATTTAATCACAGTCGACAGCCCTTTATCGCCTCCACACGCAACCACACAGTGAGCCAGCACTTCCGGTGCTGGGTACCCTGCACTGTCGAGCGCCGGGAGCAACAACACGGCCGCAACCGCCTGGTCGTTTGTACAGCCTTTGCCCCTCCAGAGCTCTAAGCATGCACAGATCCTCCTCTCGTACTCGTTCCCACGCACACCGGCTAGCAGGGCCCTCAAGTGTATGTTCGCCTTTACTTTAGCTGCTGGGTCGTCCTTATACCCAAAGTGCGAACAAATTTCGTCGATGCCAGCTGCTGTCCTAACCGTGAACAACGTCTGCGTAGGCTTCACAACCGCCCACCCGCCTTCAGGGCCACTCAGACCTGTCACGTCCGTAAACATACGGGCGTAGCGGCCACGCCCAACTTTTCCACGCGCAATAACGCTTCCGTAGTACGGAAAGCACCACATAACCATTGTGAGGACCGTTTCGAAATCAAGAGCCGTCTGGACCGGGTAGTCGGCATACAACATTGATAGGACAGCCGGGACAACTCGAGCCCCGGGCGTTCCACCAATAGACCCACCCGCACCTAATGAAAGCGCGCGTGACTGTTTAGACATACCAAGAAAAGCGTCGACCCTACCGCAATGCAGTTTGCCGCAAGTTAGAAGGAGTTCACCCACCCTTCCTAACTCGTCGGCACGCGCTTCCGCGTCCATTACTGGTCCCCGCCCTGGACTAGGCCGGCGGGGGAAGGTTCGGGAGCAGGCTCACCGAGAGACGATCGTTCTACGTACGCACCGGGTTGTGTCGGTAACCCGCGTACTGGTGTTGGCGCCGTCACCGGCCCCAGCTTGCCCGTCACCCCGACGGGCACAGTGCGCCGCTCCTCACCCCCTGGGCGCGGTCCGTCCGCCGCTACCATCCTGGGCGGAGCTTCTGCTATGTCATCGCCTACACTGGATGTCCGCAGGTGCGCGTTGCGCTCTCTGTTGGCGCCGCCTGGCCTGGGTGGAGCGCTGTACACTGTAGGAACAGCAGTACTGCCGCCGGCGCCACCGAGGGCGATTAACGTTCGTACCCTCGCTAAGGAGTTCACCGCTACCGTCCGAGCACGCCGGGCGTCGTTTGTGCTGTAATTCGACTGGTGGGCTCGGATGCCGTGCGGGCGTGATACGGACCAACGCGTCGTGCCTGCAAACAACACGTCTGGGGTTGGGACGTCTAGGGCTGTAAACCCCCCTGGGCCGAACGTTCCGTGCTGCGCCTCAAGTACCATTGCACCAGACACGTTGATTAGCTCAGCCGGTGCCGGTAGCGGTGACTGCCCCCGTGTCCAAAGATACTCATCTAGGCCACACCCATGAGCCATCCGCGCGCGCACCGTCGGTCGTTGGGCGTTGGGCCCGGGGTGGATGATAGACTCCGGGTCCATCTGCCTCGGTTTTAGGCAGCTGAGCCCGTTCCCGCGCCTTCCCATCATATGCATCACGAGGCCGGAGGTTCGAGGGCTGGTCATTGACACACATGCGGCTGTCTGGACACCGTCACCGCGCCCGTATTTCTCGAAATCCACGAAGTTGCGGATATCGCGCTGATCCCCGGCAGTTGCGAGCGCCCCGCAGCCATTCGCTTCTGCGTCGCCACCAAAATACCCTGCCGGTATTAGGGACGTGGGCTCGATCCAAAACCACGGCGCAACTGATGAGTGAGCCATGTGGCGAGTCGGTTCACTTATCCCTGTTACGGCGGCACTTAGGTGCCGCTCAGCTTCGGCAGAGGTACCCTCGAATTTGAACAGCTTGGCGAGATTTGGGATGTACCTTGCGGCGAACAGGGGGGTGCTATCCATGATTGCGTTCAGACAACGCCTCCCGGCTTCGTCGTCGCCGGCTACGTGGGTACCAGAATCCTCCACCGTGTCGTCGCCCGTCGCGTCGATAATCGTCGGTAGCCACACCCCCTCTACCTCCAGCCCGGGGTCAGAAACAGCCACGACGGCGGCAGTTGCCAGTGCCATTGAGTCGACGAAACCCGCCACGTCGGCACGTGAGGTCGACAGTAGACAGGGCAGGCCACAGTATACGTCTAACCCAAAATGAATGCCTCCATAAGGCACGGAGAACTCGCCCGCGCGGAGTAAGTCTCTGACGATCCCGCCCTCGTCCGAGTGCCCGACGACTGATACCGTTCTGTGTACCCCCCGAGCCACTGCATAGCTGAAGAGGCCTCCTTGTCCTGCCGCCCCCATGTTCGAGCCTAGAACGCGCAACGCGTCGACAGCTGCTGCAGGAAACATGTCTCTGCTAACACTGGGTATGACTGGGGCTCCCGTAGCAAGATCGACGGCAAGGTCGTCGGTCACGACAGTCCCGCCTTCGCCCGTTATTGCAGCTATCAGGACAGCCACGCTACTTGGGGCGGTAACGGTGTCGACCAATCGTGGGAGGAATACGCTCGAACTTGCTGCTGTCACCGGCGTGTGTGTTGTCCCCAACACTTGCACCCTCGGGGTGAGACCACCGCATAGGTCTCGAACATCCACCAAAGAGTTCGAACTCATAGCTAGCCCGCGGACGATCCTTTCCACCACACCCGCTAGGTTAGCCCTAGTGAACGTGGCCGAGAAGTTCGTGTATTTCTTTGCGAACCCTTGGAAATCCAGACCGAGGGCTGGGCTGACTGCGTAACTAGCATCGAGCCTCTGGGCCAGCCCGTGAGCAGCTGACAGAGCTGCCTTCGAATCGAACGAACGCATAGCAATCTCAAACACCACTGTCTTCACCACCGAGTCTTTTTTATGTCCGTAGTCAGCAACGGAAGTGATAGCAGACGCGTAGCGCCTGCTCTTCCTGGACGGAACGGAGTGTTTAATCTCTTTACCATTTTTATCTAAAGTTTTCTCACCATTTGAATCCCTCTTCACCACTTCTTCCTTCTCGAACAACTCTTCCCACACCGGGCTCGTCACGATATTCGCCAGGGGCGTAACCGTGTCATCGGATAGATAAGATGCCATAATGTCGGAAAGGTTGGGTTATGCTGATGTAGTATAGTCTGCGAATTTTAGAGGCCAGTTGCAACGCTCCGGTTTCACAGGAACCCTCCACCCTCACAGGGCAACCCGCTCTTTCAGTCAGCACGAAGCCATCCCGGCTACACATATACCTAGCTACCCAGTAGATAGCGGAGCGCCTCAAATTCACAAAAAAAC